CCGAAGGTCACCCACACCATAAGTTAACACTATGCCCTGTATGCTGTGACTAGCATCAGTGCTATTAGTTACGTATTTAAAGGATATGGACATACCCGAACCTTCTATATTAGTTGTATGTACAGGGGAGGGATTACCACTCCATACAGCAGTACTGTTATAGGTAGCCTCGTTAAAGTACGCTGCTACTCCTTTAGTATTCATTGAATAGTTAGTGGGGTTTATAACTGTATTATCTTCATAGTCATAAACTACAGCTAGTATAATTTCATTATCCCCTTCTGATCTAAGGTATGTACTGACCTTATAAAAGGTCTTCCTTAGTTCTGGATTTTCCATATATAGATAGGGAGTTTGATATACACTAAATATATCAAGGCCATCAAATGAATTACCTATTTCTTGTCTGTGTACTTTTCCGTCTTGTGTACCATGTATAACATATTCTATAGGCCCAATGTACCCACTGGAAGCACACGTAGCTTCAATGCCCAGTAGTTGACCAAACTCAAAGGAGAACCCCTCAGGATGCTTTCGGATACCACCTATGACACCTTGAGTATCTGATGCAGCAAAGAACAATCTAAACTGAGACTTCTTACGAATAACTACAGCAGATATTCCATCTACATCTATGTCTAATACAACATCAGTTAGTATTGACTGAATATCTTTCGATACAGTTTCTAGTTCAACATCACCTATATTACTTGTACCAGATATAGGACGAAGACCATCCTGACTTAGGAACAATAGATCGCCCCCAATCTCAATAACACTATCAGTAGCTAGGCAACCTAAGTCATGAGTAATGCCTGATACAACAAAGTCAGCAGAGCTAGTTCCTCTTATGGCTTTAATCTCGTTAGTACCAAATATATAGAGAGCATCACGGAATGGCTTGATAGCCACTATAGGGAACCCTACGTTTATTTCACCACCACCTTTGGCAGGGGCAAAGTCTGTAACAGAAAGGGGAGCACTAAAGTATAATATGGTAGGGTGTGCTGGGTCACCAGCAAGGAACATATGATTACTAAAGTCTGCAGCATACCTAGGAGCAGTAGGTGCAGCAGAGTCCGTTACTTGAATATAGGTAGTTCCATCATAAGAAGCAGCAGGGTTAATACCATCAGTAAGTACGACCTTTCTTGCGCCATAGTTACATCCAGTAAATCTTACCTTACCTACACCTGTCATAGTAGGTGTACCAGCAGAAGTTACGGCTACCCATGCAGAGCTTGCAACATCCCAATAGTGTAGGTAGTTATACCCAGAAGTAGGCTTACGACAGGCTAGGATACCATCCTTAATGCCCGATACTACAGCTACGCCTAAAGTAGCACCTGCTCCTGTAACAGTCCCATAAGAATTATCAAAGCCACTTATACGCCTATAGCCACCTGTTGTGGAAGCTTCATAGTTAACTAGCATAGTAGCACTACCTGGAGATTGCTCTCCTTGTGCAAGTACATCACGGCTTGTATCTAAGCCACCCCTGCAGAATATTTTATTTATCTGTAATTGGTCTGCCATGTAGCTATGCCCCTGCAGCAGTACGTGTTCTAGTTCTTACAATGTAAGCAGACCTCATGTTTAACTTGTCGTCCATTAGTACATTACGCATTGCCTTGATACCATCTTCAAAGGTCTTCTCATGCATAGCAGCACTCTGGGTGTTAGATCGGAACTGCATCATATACATCATAGCACCATCTATTACTACGTGGCTGAATCGCTCAGGTATCACACTCACATCATCATATAGAGTGAGCGTAGCAGGTACAGTCCAATAGGTGTACTCTACTTCGTATGCAGCATTAGGGGATGGTGTAACTCCAAAGGCACTACCGTATGTCTGGAATACCCTAGTTGGAACTCCTAAGCCCTCTGCTGTAGCAACATCATCAGATGCTCTACGAGTCATAGTGTACTCTTCATAAGAGATAGCGTTTAGAACTTTAGGTGTGTTGTTTACGGATGGAAGTTTCTTAATGTAGAATGTTCCCCAGTCAGCACTTGAGTAGTCTGCTGGAAAACTAAATGTGGTTACGCCTTGTGTAAGCGTTTGTGTAGAGGTTGTTTTAATGAAAGGCCATTCTTGCCCGTCTTGCAGTATACGTCTGATACTACTATTGACAGCATCTTTAGCAAGAGCCTGTACATTTCTAAGAGTATCAAACCCGTCACCAGCAGCATCAATCTGAACTTCATTGATACGTCTTAGGACTTCGTTTGCAAGTGAGACATAAGTTGCCATTATATTTACTCTTTACATAATAAAAGAAAGGGGGCAGATTGCCCACCCCCTCGGTGATAACGCTTAGGCCACGTTATACTTAGCAACAACAATTGCTTCTGGACGTAAGATCTTGCGACCATAAAGGTGCATACCACGTACAATATCAGCAAAGCTGTCTGGGTCACGGTAAGTCTCAGTCTTGTTGATCTGCTGAGCAGTAGCAACACTAGAGTCATGACCTGCAACAATAACACCAAAGTTAGTGTTCTGGTTGGCAGTACCGGAAGTAGCAGCACCAGAGCCTACAGATGGTAAGTTGTTAGATACATATACACGGAAGCCATGCAAGTTGTCCAACATTAAACCATTACGTAGTCCACCAGACTTGCCCCAATCCATATTCAACAAACGAGAATCTTCGTCTGCTAGAATTTCTTGGAACACGGAATCAACACATAACCAACGACCCTGCTTGTCTACGTTGTTCTGATCCATGATACGAGCCATACGAGCAATAACTTGCAATGGGGTCGCAGTTGAAGTGGACGCAGCAGTAGCACCAGCAAAACGTGCAGCTAAAGGAATAGAATGATCAGCAGCACTACCAGTAGTAATGTTACCAAAGTCACTCTTCTTAAGCTTGTTGCCACCTAACAATTCGTCACTGCCAGCAGTAGAATCTGCTTTTGTACCAGAGACAGTGGTGTTAACTACACCAGCGTTAGCGTGTAAAGAAGCTTGCTTGTAACCTGACAAGTATCCCAAAATCTCTTGGTCGTACTGATCAGCTAAGCGATAGGCCGCACGATTACTAGCCATAGTTAGCCAGTTAACATGGGTCTGTTGCTCTTCAATGTCGTCCAACTTAAATGCAAAGTAGTTTGACTTGTCTACAGTTAAGGTGAAATCAACGTCAGTTAAATCTTGAGTAGAGATTGCAGTACCACGCGTATATGCGCTAACACTAATCTCTGGCTCTTTAATGATACGAACAGAATCACCTGCATTAGCAATCTCACCGAAGTAATCACTGTTAGTGATAGCCTCACAGACTGCAGACTTACGAAATTCCATTTGTACTTGTTTGCTATAAATTACAGGTGAAAAATTACCTGAGTTTAAGTTGGTATAACCACTCGCTTTTGCAAAAGCCATGATATACACTCCTATATAAATTAGTATGGAGCTATTACAATACCATAGAGGCTGTCGTTAAAGGGTGCAGTGCATTCTAGGTGATCGCCTATCATACAACTGGGCCTTATCTGTACAGGTGATTCTATTTATTATTGTGATTGCCTATATGTTATACACGAATTTGTAGAACATATGTGTTACTCGGTGTAGGGTAGCCGGATGGAGCCTACTCTTCTGTAACGTGCCAACATAAGCAGATGATCAATCCACTTACATTAGCTAGTTAAAATACAGTTATACTGATTTTTAGTTAAATGTCAAGCTTTATTTATACTTAATTAATATTTAACGTGCTTTACCCGATACATCATAAACAAAGTTACCACTACGCATTGCGTGTGCAATCTCGTCTTGATACTTCTCGTATGTATTCATATCCATCTTAGCTATGTCAGACTCTAAGAATTGTTTCTCTCCTGAACCTTCTGTAGGAGAAGAACTACCACGGGCGCTAACTTCCTGTGCAGCATTACGGGTATCGCCTCTCTTTGCTTTAGACTTCTTGGTAATGCCAGCATCTAGCTTGTACAAGTCAATTGCTCTGGAGGCACTAGTAGCGTCTGCCTCATTGTGGTACAAAGAATCTTGAATCCACTTAGGCTGAGTATCTACCCAATCATGGAATGCGTCTTCCTCACGTATCTGTTCAAAGTCAGGGTGCATCTGTAATAGCTTTGCTTCTGCCTTGCCTTTGTTAGCACTAAGTTGCAGATCATCAATCTCTTTCATACGAGTAGATAGAGTTTCGTTCTGATCTTTTGCAGCCTTTAATGCCATTGTCTGCATTATGTTTGCTACTTGTGGATACCTACCTGCCCACTGCGCAATCTCTTCTTCGGTGCTAGGTAGTTCCATGTTACCTGTTGATGTAGATTTAAGTTCACTCTTTAAAGATTTGATCTGCTCTTCAAAGTCACTCTTCTGTTCTTGCTGATGCCTACGTAAATCCCCATACCGCTTCTTAAAAGATCTTTCTTCTGCTGTATCCGGTGTTGCATCATCTGCTCTCTCTTCTGTAGACATATCCTGCTGTGCTTTTAGTTCTGCTAGCTCAGCTTCGTCTTGATCCATGCGTTGTTGCTTAGTGTTAACTCGCATGAATCCTTTTGCTTGTGGTGTGTTACTTACTGCTTCCATAATTTACTCTCTTGTTGGGGCTAACAGTGGAAGAGGTACAGGATGTACCCCTCGGTCTTAGGTAGCCAATAAAGGGTATTAAGTGCGTTTCGCTGCCAAAGCTCCCTTTTTAGCTTTTGCTTTGTCCTTTGATTTCTTCTTAGCTGCCAGTCCAGAAGTGTTATCCGTACGCATCTTCTTAACTGTAGGCTTATTCTTTGAAGCTAGGCCACCTTCTGCTAGGCGATACTGCCCTCCCACATACCTAGTATTTTCTTTAGGTGCGGTGTTTTTTGCAGATGGATTACCACCACCTCTACTGTAGTCTCCTGCTTCTGCTTTTTCTACATCCCTTGTGGCTGACCGTTGTCCTTCTGACTTATCTTCATATGTGTTACGTTCCCTACGGTCGTCAGCATCTTCACTATTCTTACGGGCAGCTATAATTCTAGTGATCTCGTCACTAGACTTGCCCATGTTATCTAGTCGGAACACTTCTTCCATATCCCTTGCTACAGACTTCTCTTGTAAGGACATATTAACTCTATCTAATGCATCCCTAGACTGCACAGTACGTTTCTGTACGTCAATCTTATCTTGTATTTCTTGTATTTCTTGCTTACGTTTAGTCTCTGGATAATTTAATCCGTCCATTAGTCCCCTATCAGGCTTACTGTCAGGGAAGTATTGTCTATCTATTGCTGCCCTTGGCAAGACACTACTACCATCATACGTGGCACCTATTTCTGCAGGAGTGGAACTTACTATATTACCTGATTCACCTGTGCTGTAAACATCAGGCTGACTCCCACTACCACTGAACTCATTAGGGGAAGTAGGTGTATTAATACTTGGCGCTGTTAAAGTAGGAGTATTTAAAGATAGTTCGCTCATTTCGCGTATTAGCTTTTCATCTACATCCATAGGGGCTAAAGTAGGCTCCTGTACAGGCATAGTAGGAGTTTCTATAGAGTTCAAGACATTATTACTAGGATCTCCAAGTTTAGTTTCCAAGTCAACATCATTAGCTAATAGATCTGATAGTATAACCGTAGCTGAACCAGCAGACTCTACTTCTACAGGGTCTAATAAAGTGTCACTAGTATTAGCATCGTTTTTCTGTTCATCCGTAAGCTGATCCCATATAGTTCCAAAGCCTACCTGCTCCGTTAATTTACGACCATAGGGGTCTTCGCCTGTTGTGTACGAAGCCCATAGTTTTTCATTCCTAATAGCTTGCTGTGCTGCAGCAGTATCCTTGCCGTACTTCTTAGTATTTTTCTTTAAGCTCTCTGCCCAGTAAGCTTGGTCATACTTTACGGGTGCAGAGTAAGTAGGAGCTACTCCATTGTCATTACCTACTGTCTCTTTACCACCATCTTGAAGATGGCTAAATATCTTCTTGGCTACACCAGATGTACTTAACTCTCCTGCAAACCCACCCGTCATCGCCTTGGCTAGGTTCTTAAACATATCTTTCCAATCTACCTTATTACCATTAGGCGTGTATACACTCTTTGGCTCTAATTTTCTTTCTTGTTGATTGCGAGAGTCTACCGTCTTCTGTGCTGCCAACATCTTCTCAGCTTCATTCATTTCACCAATCATAAAGGAATCTATGCCTTTAGGATTACGATAGTTCTCTTCATACTGAGTACGAGCTTGTGGAGATAATGAATCATATAAAATATTCATATCTGTTTCTGTCATGTTATCAACGTGCATAGTCTCTAGAACTTGTATA